AAAATTTTTTCGTTTTCGGTTTCTTTGTTTTTTCTTGAAAAGAGAACCTTCACTTTTCCTTCTTTTATAGGGTTTAAATCTTTTTTATTTAGAATTTTAGAATGTCAGTAGATATGAACTGCCCAGAATATAGATTCTTTAAACAAATTATAGAAAGATTTGCTAAAGTAATCTTTGACGTTGGATCTCGTTTTGATAGTATTTTTTCTAACTTTGAAGGAGATGTTCATTATTTTGAACCTAATGCTGAGTTTATAGAAAAACTAAAACCACTTGCTCATAATACAAATTCATATTTTAATAATTGTGGATTGAGTGATAAAAATGAAAGTTTAGAATATTATAATGAACAACAATCTTTTGTTCATAGAAAACTTACTCATCCAGATACCTATATGAATTGGACTAAAAGCGTATTTGAAGTAAAAAGAGCAGATGAATATATTCAGAAAAACAATATTGAATCTATTGATTTTCTAAAAATAGATACTGAAGGATTTGAATTTAATGTTATTAAAGGATTTGGTGATGAAATACAAAAAGTAAAAGTTATTCAATTTGAATATGGAGGAACTTTTATTGATAGTGGTGATAAATTAAAAGATGTTATTGAATACCTGGCAAAATATGGGTTTGGTTCATTTCATTATCTTAAATATGAAGGTATGATTCCACTAAATACTCTAGAAGATCATTATGAATACTCTAATATCGTTTGCTTTAATTCTAAATTTTTTGTTTAAAAATATGTATACATATTACAATCTGCTATATTACAAAATACACCTAATTCATCCACCATTTTTATATCATTTTCATTAATCATATTTTTTATATATAATAACATTACTCTTTCTAGATTAATATTATTAGGTAAATCAATATTACAAAAAAAATCTTTAAAATATTTAAACTTTAAAGCAAATAAAAATGTATACATTTGTGTATCATTATCACATAATCGTATAACTGCTTTAACATTATCTGAAGAATTCTTTACATAATCTATAAAATTATCATTGTATATTAAATATCTACCAGAAACTTTTATTACCCATGTATTATCATCTACATTTATATTATCTAATAATGCTTTTATAGAATAAAATTCTTTTTGAGATTTATTCAATTCTGTATCTGTTGAATATATTTGTAATAATTTCTCAAATGGAAAAAAATTCTTTGGTAACCAATTACAGTCATTATGAGTTTCACTTACTACTCCATATACTGGAAGTTTATAAGAAAATATTCTTGCCATAGAATACATATATTGTTTTTCTCTTTCATTATATATTTCATTATTATTAATATATTGGGCTAAACTTGTAATAATAATCATTCTTTATATAATATAGAATAATTATTTATACCTTCTTCACAAAAACACATGATAAACTTTTTGTTGGAACATTATTAAAATAATAAATATCTTCTATCTCATCAATAAAAGGGAACACTTTTTCTCCCCGCATTGTATTTACAATATTATCATGTACTGTTGGAACTTGATCTATATGCTTAGATATTATTGAAGGAGCTAAATGCGGATGTGAATAAAAGTTTTCAATTATATTTGTATGTAAATCTTCAATAATATATATTCCTCCCTTTTTAACATATGGCCATAACGCTTCTATACATTTTTGTTGATGTGATACAATATGACTTCCATCATCTATTATAAAATCAAATTCACTTATATCCCATTTACTAAACAATTTAATAATTGTTTCTGGCTTTGATTGATCTGCTAAAGCTGTAATAATTCTTTCTTTTTGTATTAATAACTTTTCATCTATATCAATTCCATAAATATTTGCATTTGAAAAATAATCACACCACATATTCAATGATGCCCCAGTAGCAATTCCTAATTCTAACATATTACTTGTATCATTTCTTATCGGTGTTAAAATTCTATCATAAAATTTACAGTAATTATGATAAAATGCTTTATTTGTATTATATTTTATTCCTAATGAATGTAAATCCATATATTAAATATAAAGCTTTTTTATTTAAATACCTTAGTTATGAAATTATGTATTCTTGATCCAGCTCATAATATTCCAGGATTAAAAGTATTATTTCCAGAATCTGATTATTATTCTGTTACCCCAAGTCATTTTTTTACATATTCAGCAATACATCATGTAAATAATGAAGAATTTAAAAAAATATATGGGTTTGAATATCTAACTAATTTAAATACTATAAATTCTAATAATTATGATACTCTTTTTATTTGTTTACCATTTCTTGATTGTATTGAAGGTCATCAAATGACTAAAGATTATGGTATTCGTATTCTACAATTAATAGAAATTATTTTAGAAAATAATACATTTCAAAAAGTTTGTTTATTTGATACATATGATTATGATTATGACCCTACCACTGTATATAAAAATTTAAAAATACAATATTATTTTAAAAGGAATTATAATAAAAATAAATTATATTCTCCAAATGTATTTCCATTTCCATATATGATGTTTGTAACTCCTTGTGTATTAACAATGCTATTAGAATATAATACAATTAATAATACTAATAGAATAAATAAAGTATTTTGGTGTGGTTCTATTTTTAAACATGAAAATAAAGAATTTAATATTCTACGTGATAGAGAAACTATATTTAATGAAATAAAAAATAGTTTAGATATATATAATAATCTTTCTCATAATGATTTTATATCAACATTACAAAAATACAAAATTGGTTTAGATTTAGAAGGTGTTGGTGACCCTAATAAAAGAACATTTGAACTTATTTCAAATGACGTATTAGTTTTTACAAATAGAATCAATCTAGAATGGGGATTTGATAAAGAAGATTCTTTTTCTCCAGAAACTATTTTTACAACCTCTCAAGAATTTTTTGAAAAAGTAAAATTACTAGAAAATGAAATAATTTATAATAAATGTTTAAAAAATCAAGAATTCCTCAAACAAAAATACATGAATAAAGAATATTTAAGAAATTATATTATCTCTAAATTTTTTTTTGAATAAAGTAATCTTTCTAATTATTAATATATTATATAATTATTTTATTTTAAATTTATATAATATAGATGAAAGTTTTTGCAAGTGGCTCATGTAGAATTGTTTCATTAGTACATGATGGTTGGGATTTAATAAATCCAATTCATTCTTGGATAGGATATTATGATAGTATAAATTATCTATCATTTTATCATAATAGTAAACAACATATACAATTTATAAAATACATTAAAAATTTAATTGATATACCCGATGATTGTATAAATAATATTATGATTGGTGGTAATGAAGAATTAGATAATATGCGTAAAGAACGAATATCGAATTTAAGAAATGAATTTAATTCTTGTGATGTATATATATTTGAAATATGTTCATTAAAAATTAAAAAAATAAATGATTTCTATATTAATTTAAAAGATAATAATTCTAAATATGATTATATACAAACAAATGAAGAATTATATAATGATTTATCTATATTAAGAAAACTTATTAATATAGATAAAAAAATAATATTTGTTTCTCATTTTAGACCAAATTTAATATATAATGATGAATCAAAAAAAATAATTAGTAGAGAAATTATATTTAATACTATAAAACAATTTTGTGAAAACAATATTGATTTAAATGTATTATATTACGATCCTAGTAATTTTATAAATAGTCATATCAATTATTTATCTGATAATTATCATTACAATGAAAAATATATAAAAGAATCTTTTGAAAATTTATATTATAATTATATGAAATAATTACCATTCTTTATTTTTTCAATATGTGATATAAATGTATATCTTTTATCAGGTGTATCATTCTCATTATAATACCATGGATTCCTTTTTGATGTATTAAACTTATTTCCTTCCATCTTAATAATTATATTTTTATTATTAGATAATTCATATATATATGCTGGTAAATCATCTGGTAATAGAATTATAGAATAATGTTTATGTTCTAAAAATCTTTTTAATAATTCCTCAAATTCTTCTATTGTATAATCTTGAAATAATGTAAAATAATTAAATAAAAATACTGTTTTTATTTCTTCTTCATTTTCTAAATATCTTTGTTTTCTTTTTTTAAAACTATTTATTAATTTTTCTTCTTGATTTGTATGATGAATCCAATGAATTTCAATTCCACTTAAATCTAAAGTTGGATATTCCCAATCATTAAATGTTTTTTTATTTGTATCTTTACACCATTTTGATTCGTTATTTATCTTTATTAATTTAACTTCTTCTTTTATATATTTATCATAATCTTTACATAAATCAACAAATTGATTGTCGTCCAATATTAAATTCCATATAAATGGATTTGTATATTGTTCTTGAAAATGCTGAAACATTAAACCTCCCATACAATTATTTGAAATATAACTATATTTCATTACGGTATGCGTATATTATATACTTTTATTAAATTTAAAAAAATAGAACATATGACTTCAAAAATTTTAATTGGAATGTTAAATGATGGAAGAAGATATAACCATTTTTCATATTTTTGTAAATTTCTTTCTCAATCACAATATAAAGATAATTTTAAAATTATAATTTTATCAAATAAACAACATAGTTTGTTTCATGATATTCCTATAAAATATAATTTAGATTCTAGTTTTGTAGAAACCGGAGGAGAATATATGGATAAAATTGTAAGATTTATATCATATGCTAAAGGACATAATTATACATATTGTTTTAAAGTTGATAATGATATCATTCTACCATCTCATGTTTTTGATTTTATCTATGAAAATATAAATATCGTTGATAAAGGAATATTATTACCAACACTCACTACATCAATCCCATCAATTTACTTTCTTCTTGAAGATTATGGAAATAATGAAATTAAAGAAAAATTATTTAAAATGTTTAAAGATTTTCGTTATACAAATGAATGGTCTATTATAAATAATTCTTTACCAGAAGAATATTCATATAATAATTATGTTTCATTTATCAATAATTTAAAAGAGCCTTATGGTGGTAACTATAAAGCAATTCATCCAATTCGTTATGATGTAGAATCTACAAAAATATGGAATGAATACGTTTTAGAAAATAAATCTTTTTTTAACAATAAAAATAATAATTGTTATGTATTTGAAGATATAAATAAATGTTATTTTATGCCACAAGCATTTATAATGAATATTTCTTTATTAGAAAATGTATTAGATAAATCATTAGCATACGACCCTTATGATGAAGTTACTCTTAATAATTTAATTAAAAAAGAACAAAAACAAATATTCTATATACGAAATTGTTTCGGATTACACATTGCTCATAATGGATTTATGCCTAATTTCCTTCAATATGAAGAAGAGTTTCTTTTAAAGTTTTTTGAATAATCTCTACTACTTCATTATAGTCAAAATTAATTTTTTGAATACTCCCATTATTACTACTTTTTTTATGAATAAATATTATTTTATTCCTTTTTATTGTATCTTTATAAATATAATTTAATATTTGTTGCATTTCATGATGGATATCATAACCAATTACAATGATATTAGAATCATTCGCAAAGAATCCATTCACATTTAAACTTGATCCATAATCTAATAATATTACTTTTGCTCTAGAAATTATTTCTAATTGCTCATTAAAGTTTATTATTTTATCTGTATATAATATTTTACAGTTTGGTATACTATTTATATATTCTATTAATAATTCTTGTATATTTATTATTCTATCATTACCTTTAAAATTTTCTTTATTACCACGTGGTAAATATAAAATATCAATATCCTTTTTATTACTTTTTACTAATAATTTATATAATTTACTAAGGTATGATATATATTTAGAATCTATCATAATATCAATAGATTGTGTATATTCTGGTAAAAATATATGAAATGATTGATACGTAGGAAAACATATTAAATTATGTGGTTCTATTTCTGTTACATATTCATATATATTAAACGCATTTAATAAAGCAACTTTATATGATTTTATTTCTTTAAAATATATTTTAATACTAGGATACTTTTCTTTTAACTTTTTAAATAATGGTATATATATTCCAGATTCAAATATCCAATGAGCAAACGCATCATTAAATAAAGTATCCATAAAAAAATAATAATTATCTATTATTTTTTCTGTTTCATTCAGTTCTATATCATATCCAAATGGATACATAGATTTATCAAATAATTTATGATGATAATGAATTGTTTTTACATTTTTTACTTCATATATATTATAATCATCTAATATATATGAAGGATTATCATTAAATGAACCCGTTTTAATCATTATATATAATAAATTATACAACTTTAAATATACATTCAATTGGTAATCCCTTCAATAATTCTATCTGTTCTTTATTTCCAGGATTCCATGAAAATGGTGGAATATAATTAAATATTAAATATTCATTCACTTTTATATATGTTATCGATGACATATCAAAAAATGCCTTCGTATCTTCTGACTTCAAAAAACTATTATCTTGAAATTCACCACGTGGATTTAAATAATATGGTATATATATATTCTTAAGATTTTTTGACATTAATGCTAACATATGTCCAAATGTTCCTTGACTATTACATAAAAAATTCTTAGCACTTAATATTACACTTACATCGTTGTATAAATTTGTTGATTGTATTTCTACATTTGAATAGCTTTCTTGAATCATTTGAATAGCTGGATTTTGTTTATCTGGTTCTGTTACTATTATTATCTTTTTATAATTATTCTCATCTATTACTTTCTTATAAAAACTATATGGCGGTTGAACATAAAATCCATGACATCCTTCTTTCATTATATCCCCACTTCTTATATGGATTACGATTGTATCATCATCTAATTGATTATCAGTATGGCTAAAATTTGGTAGAATATATTTCTGTAGAATTTCTGATTTTCTATTATTAGGAACTGGTGGAATCGCATCATAAAAACAATTTACTATTTTATTATGACACTTTTCATCAACATTCTCTAAAGTAATACTTGAATCTTCTGAAAAGTTTATTATAAAATTTCTTATTAAAGAGTGTAAATCTTTTGTTGGATTTTTAAAATCAGTTAAACCGTCATATATAGGTCCTTTTTCAGCATGTGTAAATATTGTATCTTTCTGAACAAATATATATTTATTCCTTTCACAATAATCTATCACATTAATTAATTGTGTTAAATTATTTCCCAATCTTCCATACCATTCATCAAGTCTCACTTGTATCATTATTATTACTTAAAACAAACCTTTTAAATAATATTATAATGTTAATCCCATTTGAACAAATAAATCAATTTATAGAATCCAACGGAAAAAAAATACAAGGTATTCTACATGTCGGAGCTCATGAATGTGAAGAACGTGATGACTATAATATTAATGGTATCAATGATGATAACATCATTTGGATTGAAGGTAATAACGATTTAGTTCAGCAAAATAAACAAAAGTCAAAAAATATAAATATTTATCACGTTTTAGTTGATAATGAAGAAAAAGATGTTATGTTTAATATTACAAATAATGGCCAATCATCAAGTATTCTTGAATTAGGAACTCATAAAGAATCTTATCCTTATATATTTGTCAGTCAACAACAACAACAAAGAACAATGCGACTTGATAGTTTTTTTGAACAAAATAATATAGATCCTAGTAAATACGATTTCTGGAATCTAGATATTCAAGGCACTGAACTCCGTGCATTAAAAAGTGCTGAAAAATATCTTAAATTTGTTAATTATATTTATACTGAAGTAAATACTCAAGAAGTTTATAAAGGCTGTGCTTTATTACCAGAACTTGATGAATATCTCGCAAAGCATGGATTCATGAGAGTTGGTATGCATCTTGTAGAAAATGCTGGTTGGGGCGATGCTGTTTATTTTAGAGTTGCTCCTACTTTATAAGCTCTCTACATAACCCCATTTCTGAATTGCTACTTCATATTCCTCTCCATGAGTTTCATCTATTGCTTGACGCATTGCCTTCGCACCAGCAAGAGTTCCATTTGGATGTCCATGAATCGCTCCTCCACAATTCGCCATCCAATCATTTCCTATCGACTTTCTTAACGCATCTACTAAACCCGGATGCATTCCACAACTTAGTGCTGGCATTACTCCATATTTATGTAGTACTTCCAATACTTGTGTCATCTCATCTCTATCATTATCACTATATCCTCCAATCATTCCCGCATGAATAAAATCAACTCCACACATTCCCGCTAACTTACAAAAGACAGTCCACTCAATATGAAATGGATTACGCTTATCTGATAGAATAGAAATACCAGATTTCTGATAATGAACATAGAGTGGTAAATCTAAATCACGAAGTCTCTTGTAAATTCCAATACCAGACCAAAAATTTACATGAATTCCATTACCTCCATGAGAAGCTACAAACTTCGCACGCTCTAAAACAATATCTGGGTCAGCATTAATACAAAAACAATACACTACATTCTTATCCTTCAAATAATCACAAATAAAAGGAACACGCTCTTCAAATGGACAATGCTCTGGATTTGCCATAATTTCATCCTCCTTAATAAAATTTACCCCACCTTCTACTAATTGTTTCACAATCTCTAAAAGAGTTTCCTTATTAATACCAACCTTTGGTTTCACAATTCCTCCAAGAAGTGGCTTATCAAATGATTTTACAAATTCACGAATCTTTGGAATACCATACTTGGGACCCTTAAAATATTTAGATACAACTTCTTCAGGAATATCAATATCCTTTACTACACAACGTGTAATAGAATTAATATCTAACTGACCTCCCATAATCTGACATAATAGTTGAGAAACTCCGTCCGTCGCTAAATCAATATTCGCTAATGGAAATGCGATCCATACATCACCCGCTTTTAGATTTTTCATTGCTTCTACATCACCTTCAATACGACATCCAGCCTTTTCCCATAATTCTGGCGTTTCCCATCCATTACGAACTTTCGGATTTCCTACACTCTGACCAATTGAAATATTCTCAGCAGCATCAAATAAAGATACTGTTGATTCTAGATTGTATAAAACTCTGAAAAACATTTCTTATAAATGTTATCAATCACGCTTTATATTGGTTTCTGTAAAATCTGAACATATAATACAATTTTTTCTTTCTAACTCTTTCCAATTATAATTACTTTTTTCTGGCATCACAATTACAGAATTTTCTAAAGCTGGTTTGCCAACAAAACACCATATATATCCTTTGGAAGTAAGAACATAATCTTCATTTGTATGATAAAAATAATGTAAATTCTTTTTATTTGTATTCATATATTCTAATGTTTCTGCATCTTTACAATGAATCCATAAACCATTGTGATCTAAAAAATATTCATGAACTTCATGCTCTGGCTTATCATGTCCCAAAAAGAATTTATTATTCGAAACCCATAAATCTATCTCTATTTCATAACCTTTCATTAATAAATCATATATCTTTACTGGATCATTTTCTACACTATTCGGTCCATAATGATTTCCTCTGTGTAAAATCCAACGCATCCTTTTCTAGAATCTATATAATAATGACCTTTAATATTGTTATTTCACTTGCTGGAAAAAGTCAAAGATTCTTTGATGCTGGATTTCTTCAACCAAAATATTATCTTCCTATGGCTGATGGAAAATCTATGATTGAACATTCTATTGATTCCTTAAATATTTCTGGTAATTTAATTCTTATTGTTCAAAAAGAACATTGTGATAAATATTCGATTGATACATTTTTAAAAGAAAAATATCCGGCATCAACTATTTGCTATCTAGAGCAATATACACAAGGTGCCGCAGAATCTGTATACTTAGCAACAAGACATTTAATTGATAATGATTCACCACTCATTATTTCTAATTGTGACCAAACTCTTGAATATGATTCTAACGATTTTCTTAATAAAACTCTGGAAGAAAATGTAGATGGATGTGTATTAACTTTTTATGCTAATACTACTAAAAATAGTTATGCGAAAGTTGCTGATAATTCTAGTAAAATTATTGAATTAGCAGAAAAAGTCGTGATTAGTAATGATTCTCTAGTCGGAGTTCATTCTTGGAAAAAAGGTTCTGATTTCTGTAGAAGTGCTGAAATTCTATTTGATAAGAATATTAGAGCGAATAATGAATATTATATTTCTATTTCCTATAATCCTTTAATAGAATCTAATAAGAATATTCATATTGTTCCCATGAAACAACATGAAGTATACTGGTCTGTTGGAACTCCAGAACAATATTATGATTATTTACAAAAGAAATTTGGTTCTGTTAAAAAATCTAATTTAGATTCTATGACTCGTGGGTGGCTTATTGGAAACTTTGAACCTAGCATTCTTAAAACAGATTTATTTGAAATTGGTTATCTGAAACATCATAAAGGACAAATATGGCCAGCACATGTTCATAAAGAAGCAGATGAATATAATATATTAGTAAAAGGTTCTATGACTATTAATAATGAATCTATAAATCAAGGAGAAATCTTTATAATTCCTAAAAATATGCTTACCAGCGCGAAATTCTTAGAAGATTGTGAAATAGTTTGTATTAAAGTTCCATCATTACCTAAGGATAAATATTCTTATTAAAATAATGATAGAATTATATGAAGATAATTTTACTTTATATAAACCAGATAAACAATTCTATTTACGTTCTCTAGAATTTGCAAAAACACTAGAACGAAACGAACAAAATTCTATTCTTATTTTTCATTGTTTCTGGAGAGTTCCTAGAGATTTTGGAAGAAAACAATATGCCGTTCTAGTTTCTATTCTCGTTCATCATCGTTTAGAAAATCTACAGATTCACTTATGGTCAAATATTGATTTATCAAATTATGAAATTTTAAAAGATATTAAAAAATATATTATTTTTCATATTTGGGATTTTAATTTAGAAAAACAAAATACTATTTTAAATAATTTAGATAAAGAAATATTAAATGATGATTTATGTTATTTAGAAGGTGATCTATTTCGTCTTTTAGTTCTACATAAATATGGCGGAATTTATATTGATATGGATGTATTAGTTTTACGAGATATGAGTCCATTACATAATCTAGAATTTGTTTATCAATGGGGAACAAGTATCGTTGTTAATAATAATACTGCAATGAATGGTGCTATAATGAAATTAAATAAAGGTTCCGCTGTTTCAAGTGAATTCCTTGAATTAATAATGAAAATTCAACCTAGTAAAGATACTCCGTGTTGGGGTTCTTATTTATACTCTAAGCTAGAAAAGAATAATATTGTAGTTCTTCCTTGTATTTGGTTTGATTCTGAATGGGGATTTCCAGATACTATTAATGAACCTTTTAAAAAAATAGATACTATTAATATGTTTGATGGTGCCTTCACTTGGCACTGGCATAATAGATGGGATGATGTAATCGAAATTGGTTCAAAATTTCAAATTCTAGAAGAAAAACATCTTACTATGTTTCGTACACTAATTAAAGAATAATTTAGATTGTTAAATAAAATGAAATACTTTCATTATCATAATCTTATTCCATATTTTGATATGGCACTTATGGATGAAGAAACCATTGTTACAAATCCTAAATATGCTCATATTGGATATACATTTGAATCAAAACCATCTGATGTTTCTAAAAAATTATATGAATCTAGTATTATTTATATTCATCCAGATGGTTATGAGCGCTGGAAAAATATACTTTTATTATTAAATAAAAGAAAAGCTTTGCCTATTAAACTTATTGTATTTTCTGGTTCAGATTTTTATTTTGACGATAATACAATTGAAGAATTATATGAAGCTCTAGTGAATACAGAATTCTGGATTCAGAATTATACTGGAACCAAACAAGATAAACTTAGAATTTTACCCATTGGTGTTAAAGAAGATTATGATTTTGACATAGAAAAGGATTATTTATTCGGAATTTCTTATGCTTCAAATAATGGAGGATTTCGTGAAGAATTTATTGAATTTCTAAACAATCATGAAGAAATGAAAAAATTCTGTACACCAAAAGTTCCTCAAAATGAATATTATAAAACATTAAGTCAATTCTATTTTAATGTATGTCCCATGGGAAATGGATTTGATACTCATCGTTTCTGGGAGTGCTTAATGGTAGGAACTATTCCAATCATAAAATCTCATGATTATTTTGATAATTTATTATTTCAATATCCAAATCTTCCAGCCGTAATTGTTAAGTCATGGGAACAATTACCACTGTTAATTGAAGAGAATGCGTTAAGTTTAGAAAAATATAATGAATTATTTCAAAACGCAAATCTAGATGTGATTATGAGTGAATTCTGGGAAAATAAAGCTAGAATTTTTAAAGATTCTTCTCAACAAACTTCTTTAAACACATAGTATTCATGTGAACAACTTTAAGGTCGTGCTTACGGTCCGCGTTTTCATATTCTGCCATTACATGCTCCGTAGTTTTTAAAAGATGGTCTATTGCCTTTTTATAGGCTGAAATCTTCTCATTGTAACCTTTCGCTTTGGCTAATACCATCCAACCAAGTTTTTCAAACATGGCTACATGCCATTCATGGATACCTTTCATGGTTCCAGAATACTTTGGAAGCTTCATAAAAGATTTGCTCTTACGCGTGGTGTGCTTGGACATTTCTACTTATGGGTTTTATTTTTTTTTGTTTTTCTTTTTCCACCATCATGACTACGATGATGGTTAATGAATGGTTTATCTTCAATCTCAATATTATATTTATCTTTATGTAATTTTCCTAAAGCTGAAAATATCGATTGATCATGTCGATTTTCTTTAAATTCTGGAAAGTTAGGTTCTATTGAAGGTTCGTCGCTAATTAAATGATAATCCTTACATAAATCTAACCATTGTTTTATAAATTCTAAAGAATCATTCGATTTCTTAAGTATCATAAAGCCAGCTTCAAGTTGTGTTCCATGTGTTACATCTTTATTATTCATACAATCTAATTTTTTGAATATATCCATCTTTGTATATTCATTTGATGACCATTCTTTATACGGAGCATTAAATAACATAATAGAACTTTTCATCTTTTCAATATATGGTATAATTGTATCAGTAAATGTTGCTCCAGCATCACAATATACTAAAATATCATTATCATTAATTTTATTTAATGTTTTTAAAATTAAATAGGGTTTCCATAACCATAAACCAGCACCTCTTGTATTTTCAAAATGTTTTGGACATTCTTTTTTGAATGATTCATCAATATCATTTGAACCATATTCAATAACTTCATCTAATCCACCAATATTTAAAGCTGATTCTTTTAATTTTTTTCTTGAATTTACAAACCCTTTATCCGCATAATTTATTAATATTTTCTTTCCATTTCCACCTTCTTGATACAAGCTATTAACTTCTTTTATTTTATTTAAAGAATATTGTGCTTGATCATTTGAAATATTTGTAAAATTTTTCATTTTACTATTTGTATTACTTATACCACTATGCTGTAAAGCAATAGGAGGATCTACATATATATATTTATTTGCTTCTCTATTAATATACCAATCTATTAAATGATGCTTATCAAAGGTCCATTCTAAAATTGTATCATATGAATTCTTTAAAAATATAACAAATTGTAATGCGGAAGCACCATTTGATGTATATATTTTATTTTTATCATCAATTATATCTATTAATTTTACTTCCATTGGTGTTATAGGTCCTCCATTAAAAATATTCCATTTATCTTTATTATTATCTAACCACTTTTTTATAATTTGCCAACGCTTTTCAAAATATTTTAATGGTTTACAATCATCTTCCATTATTAAAATAGATTCCATATTTTTATCTTTTGCCATTTGTATTAATGCTTGAAATGATTTACCAGCACCTATATGACCATTTGAATCTTTTATCGCAGAAAATCTTTCTAATTGAATAGTTGTATCTTTAAAATCGTTTTGTATTTGTTCCCATCTATCTTTTCTTTCATCTAAATTTATTACATATCCTATTGTTATATCTCCTCCAGTATTATCACATAATATATTATTTGGTATTTTCTGAATGAATTCTTGACTTTTATTAAAATAATCATTATAATCAGCATTATATCCTTGTATATTAGAATAACCTTTTTCTTGAACACATATAAACGGTGTACAGCAAATTATATTTAATTGTTTAATATTAGGCCATAAATCAATTGCTGTTTCTTTATCCCATTCCAACATTTTATCATAAATTTTTTGATTATAAAAAATACAATGTGTTGATTGACTTTTTGTCTTATATAATTTCATTATATCATCTAATTTACATATTGCTTTTATTGTTGCTGGATCTTGTTCATTAAAAGCATAATAACTATTACCACCAACAAATATATCCCATTTTTCTAAATTATTCTGTAGCCAATTTATAATTTTTTCAAAATATTTATCAAAATATTCAGTTGGTTTAGAATCATCTTCCATTACATATATATATGGTAAATTTTTATCTTTTGCCATTTGTATTATTTTTAAATGGGATGTTCCACATCCAAAAACCGGGTTATTATTTTTTTCAACAATGACCCTTTCTAATTCTATTGGAAAATTACTAAACCTTTTTTTAATGCTATTCCATTTTTCTTCACGATTTTTTAAATTAATTACATATATTTTTGTTTTAGAAGATCCTATTTGAACTATTTTTCTTTTTTTAATTTTCCTTGTTTTTTTTAATTTTTTCATCTATTAATAGATTATTTTTATTTAAGCAACATTAACTACTGTTGACCAAGATGGATATATATCATATTTAATATTAATATCCATATTTTTCATCCATGGATTTGGCATATATATTAAATCTTTATTCTTTTCTTTTATAAAATATGCTCCCATCCAACTAAATGTTGAATTCGCACAAATCCCTCCTTTACATTTAGACATATAATATAATGCTTCTAAACGGCTATTACTCTCATCAAGTATATATTCATTAATATTTAAGACATCATATAATTTTGTAGATATATATTTTTTTGCACTATTCATATCATTAGAAAAAATAAAAAATGTTGGTTTTATTATTTTTTTTACTTCTAATATACATTTTTTATAATAATTTATTAAATCTAAATTCGCATTATCAATTGTTAAATAATCTCCTAAACGAAAATGAATAAATACTAGATTTTCCTTTCCATTTGATATATTTTTTGCTGGTTTTGGAAAGTTTATAGGTATATTTTTTTTTGGAAAATATTTTTCAGTTTGAAAATATCCATATAAATATGCGTCATTATTTGGTTTATCATATTCACTATACATAAATTCTTGTTTTTCATTAATTCTTATTATAGAACTATCATTTGGTTCATCCACATAATTTATATCTTTAATTATTTGAGATATTTCTTTTTTAGAAGAATTCATATTTATATGATTTTCTGAACTATTTATAAAATTTACATCCATATCCCATTTTTCAGCAAAACCATATGCTGCTAGTATTTGAAATAATTTATTTCCAATTCCTCCCCTTAATAACATATATAATTTCTTTTTATTTACACCTCCTTCTAATGATCCACAATTTTCTTTATTGTTAACCGTATTCATTCTTGATTTACTATTGTTAAAATACCAATTATAATCAGCAGTATTTTTTGTAATATTAGATTTATACTTTTCTTGTTTAGCTAAATATGGTGTACATGAAACAACATCTATTTTCTTTTCCATTAACCATGTATCAATCGGATCATTTTTTTTAGCATTATTTATATTATTTTCCCATTCAAGCATTATATCATAAACCTTTTTATTATAGCATATAAAATTCATTGCTTGTGTTTTACCATTATATAATTTAATAGTATTATTTATCTTACATATTGGTTTAATAGAATTTGTTTCATGATGAAAAGCATATATTGTATTTCCACCATTAAAAGCATACCATTTATCTAAATATTTAGTTAACCATTTATATATTAATGGCCAATTTGTGTTAAAATATTCCATTGGTAAACAATCATCTTCCATAACACATATAAAAGGTAGGTCCTTTTGCTTAGCCATTTTTATTATTGCCAAATGTGATAATCCACATCCAATTCTTCCATTTACATGCTCTATTGCTGAAAACCTTTCTAATTTAATTGGTGAATCCTTAAATCTTTCTTGTATTTTTTCCCATCTTTCATGCCTTTTATCTAAGTTTATTACATAAAATTTAGGATTTTCTTTGATATTTCCACCATCTTGAATATTTAAAATTTTCCTTAATTTATTTGCGATATCAATTACAAATTTTGGAGATGGATTATCAAAATATTTAGAATAATCTGGATTTATATTGCTTTTAAATATTGGAGCATTTTGCATTTTAGTTAAACGATTTTCATCACTTGCTATAAGAAAAATTTCTTTTGCGGCTTCTTCAAAAGTAGGATAATCATTTAGATATATAAAACTATCTGTATTAAAAATCTCTTTTACTTTATTTGTACCCCAATAGATTGGTATAGCACCTCCTCTATATACATTAACTATTTTTTCTGTAATATAACCATCTTCATCAATATTTTCCATAGCAAATCCAAATTTATAATCCTTATAGACTTTTGGCAATTCCCACCAAACACTTCTATCTGGTAATTCTTTGGTAATTGTTCGTTCAGAATTTCCTAATCCATTAACTTTATCATTTAAATTTCTTAAAATTTTAAAAAATTTACTTCTATGTTCCTTTGGATTTTTTGCTATAAATGCTGCTAATCTTTCTCTTTTGTTGTTTATATATTCTCTTTTTATAGGTGATGTTTTTTGTATAAAAGGTCCTGTATTTAAAAAAAATGGAATATAAAACATATTATTTATATCTTTATATTTTTGTGTTGATAATATTTTAGCCATACAATTTGGATCTTTAAATGAATAATCTTTTGTTAATTCTGAACTTTCTCCAGAATAAAATATATATTTTTTATTATCTTCATTAGATTCTTCATTCGATTTTATAACTAAATCATTATCATCAGAATCTGTAAATTCTATTTTTTTATTTGGATATATATTATTAAATATGGGATATAAATATTCCATTTCAGTATTAGATGGTTTTTTAATACGAATTATATTATTTCCTCCCTTTATTTTTTTCGTTAATCTTCTTTTGATTAATCTTTTTTTTTTAGAAATCATAATTTATTATTCTATATATTATATATATTATAAAGATAAAGGAATGGGATCACCATATTTTTTCTTTAATTTATTAATTTCATCATCATATTCTTTCCCTATACATACTTTATTGCTTAATTGTTCGGGATGATGTCTATTAATCCATGTAACCTTATCATAAATATATGGTTTTCCAGCTTCTTTATATAATCTATAATACCAGTCTAAATCTAAAAAACATTTAAATTGAGGATCTAATTTTATATGTTTTAATGATTTACTAATAACAATAGCTGATGGTCCAGATATTGTATTATTTTGAAGAATATTATCATTCCATTTTGGTATAAAAATATCTCCAGTTGGATCTATTTTATGAGTCATCGCAATCCATTTAAATGAAATATTATTATATAAATCTATAATATTCTGCACTGATAATTCATCAGATAAATAGTCATCTAATGCTAAATAATGTATTAAGTCACCCTTTGAATATTTTAAAGCATTATTCCAATTTTCACAAGGATTACCATAATTTTTATTATATCTTTTATAAACTACTTCAATGCCTTTGTTATCTATTTTTTTCACTTCATTTTCTACTAAATCATCTTTACTTTGGTCTGATATAATTACTTCTATTGGTCTATATCTTTGAGAAATAATTTTTTCTAAATTGTTTCGTATGAATTCAACAGCTTTCCCTTTTGATTCATACGCTGTTATTAATATACTATATTTTAAATTATCACCCCCTTTCATATTTCTTTTTCTTATTGATTTTCTTGATTTCCTTCTAGTAACTCTAGACTTTCTTCTAGATTTCATCTATTATATAACAATATTCTTTTCCGGAAATATATCTAACACTACGATAAGAAAATAAGATGTCCTTCGTAAATACAATATGTGATAAAGTATACGTTATTAATTTAACAAAAGATAAAGATAAAATGAAATCTGCTAAATCACAACTTGATGAACAACTTATACAATTTGAAAGATTTAATGCCATAGATGGTTCTAACAATATTTCTAAACAATTCACACCATTATGTGAGAAGTTCTGCTCAAACGGATTAAAAGGATGTGCTTCATCTCATAGAGCTTTATGGCAAAGCATGATTGATAATAAATATGATTATATTCTTGTTTTAGAAGACGATATTATTCTTGATAAAGATTTTAATACTAAGTTAGCCCTTCTATATAATGAAGTTCCTAGCAATTTTGATATTCTTTACTTAGGTTCTTTATTCTATTGTGGTGATAATTCTTTTTATTCTAAAATAAGAAATCTAAAATCAAAGAAAATTAGTGATAACGTTTTAGAAGTTGATGGATGTGCTGGATTCCATGGATATATTATATCCAACAAATGTGCTAAAAAATTCTTGCAAGAAAAAGTTAGCTTCCATATTGATGATAACGCTATCACATGGATTCAGAAATATAATCTAAAAGCCTATGCTCTATATCCTTCTTTAATAAAACAAACTCTCAATGATTCAAATCTTTCATCCAAATATCCACCTATATTAAATAAAGCATTATCCAATATCAAATTGAATGACGATGTTCCATTAAATTGGTTGCTTAGTGAAAATTCTTATACAATCGCAAATATTTCTATTAATACTTTATTAATTATTTTATTAGGAATTGCTTTTTTTGTACCTTTACAATATTACTATTTAATCTATCTATGGTTATTTTCTGAGTGGCTTTGTTCTACAAATCCTCATAATATTTCAAGAGATACTACGAACTCTATCAAATATGCTACATTATTCGGTATCATATTCTTCATTAAATATTATATTATTAAATATTAGATGGCATTTGTCAATAGAGTTTGTGATAAAGTTTTTGTTATTAATCTAGAAAAAGATAAAGAACGCTTACAAGAATTTGATTCTAATATGAAAAAAAATCACATTGTTTATCAAAAATATAATGCGGTTCTAGGTTCTAAAGTTATAAAAGATGATAGATTAACTGAATTCTGTAATAATTATTGTACCGATGGTGCTAAAGGTTGTGCTTTGTCTCATAGAAATATCTGGGAAATGATGATTCAAAATAATTATAGTAATGTATTAATCTTTGAAGATGACGCTATTATAGATGAAAACTTTGATAGAGACTTTCATCATGTATGGAATTATTTACCTGAAGAATATGATATAGTGTATTTTGGAGCAATTTTTGGCGGTATTGATGATTCTATATCAAATACTATATTCAAAAAAATATTTGGTATTAAATCTGAAGATATCAATGAATATGTACAAACTACAAAAGGAACTGCTGGAACTCATTGCTATATGCTTTCTTTAGAAGGTGCTAAAAAAATTATTGATAAAAAGATTAATTATTCAATTGATTTACAAATTTTATTATGGATAAAAGAATATAATTATACTGCTTATCTTTCTAATCCTAATATGGTTGAAACTAGCCAAGATAATAGTAGTATATCAGATACATATCCATATTTATTAAATATTTGCCTAAGAAATTTTACATTAAATAATCTTCAAAATCCTTCAACACTTGATTGGGCATTTGGTGAAAATTTAATTAAATTTGGCTTTAATATTAATTGGTTACTTATCATGTTATTTATTATTGTTTCATTAATTCCTCTAAAATATTCTTCTTACGTGTATCTATGGTTATTGATAGAATTTCTTTATAGCTTTGATTTTAAAAATACTTTCCGCTTTGCTTTTATTTTATCTATTCCCATATTTTTAAAATATCTTCTTAGAACAAAGTAGTATTATGGCTAAAGTTAATTATTTTTATTATTATATATTTGCTATAATATTAATAATTATAACATGCTTTGTCGTTGATTTTCTCTATAGAACTATTTATTATAAAAATCATTTAGAACTATGTAAAGAAAGTGATGGATTTTGTGGTATTCAAATTATAAATATTAGTTTACCCGATAAATATATGAAACCTTTACTTGAATTATCAAAAAATGAAGGTATTCGTGTAGAAATTCCTAAAAAACATCAAAAAAATATACCATCCAAAACTATCCTAGAAAACATTCCCGAGATTGAAGAACAATATAGATTATATGCTTCTATTATTTCTCAATATATTGGCGAAAATGTAAAAATTCTTCCTAAAGATACCAAAAATCGTATGACTCTCGTTGTTTATGAAAAAGAAGGAGACCATATTGATTGGCATTTCGATACTAATCATTATGATGGAAGATATTTCACTCTATTAATTCCTATTACTCTAGAAGCTACATGCGGTAATTATCAATATAGAAATGTATATGGTGTTGATACTGATGTAGAAATATTTAAAGGACAAGGCATTTTATTTGAAGGTGATAAAGTTTTCCATAGAGGTAAAATGCTCTGTAAAGACCAATTCCGCGTAATTCTAAGTCTAACATTTGTTACTAATGATTATATGAATCACTGGAATTATACCATGCATAAAATGAAAGAATTTGGTATTTATGGAACGCTATGAGCTATGTAAAGAAACTATTATATTATTCTTTATAATGATTATCCGTTACGGAGGAACATCTCGCTATAGTGATGCCGTTGTATATAATAATGTTGCTTATCTCTCTGGCATAGTTCCTAAAGATTTATCGAATAATATTATTAATCAAACATATGATGTATTGAGACAGTTAGATAATCAATTAGCAATAATAAATTCTTCAAAAAAACTTATTTTATCCATGACAATTTATCTAAAAGATGCTTCTTTATATGATGATATGAATGTAGCATTTGATAATTGGATACAAGATTCTCCACCTCCAGCAAGAGCTACCATTGGTATAGTTAGCTTTCCAAATCCTAGATGGTTAATTGAAATTGTTGTTACTGCCTCTGTTAGAACCTCTTATAATGATTTATCTGGTAATAGAACCTCTTATAATGATTTATCTGGTA